AATTGTAGAAAAACATATCGCAATTAACACCCATGGTGTTAGTTTTAGGATCTATGCTAGAAAATTGAGCGGCGTTTCTGATGTTGTTAAGCCTAATGTAGATTGGGAACAAACTAAAAAAGATGTAGAGCAATATAACTCTGATCGTGAAGATCGAATGAAAGCTTTATTAAATGATAGACCTTTTGTTGCTTATGGTGCGGCCGCAAAAGCAGTAACATCATTATATACATTACATTTAGTTAATTCTAAACTAACAGGTGTTGTTGACGACAATGAGTTAAAACAAGGCTACTATTTCCCAGGGACAGATAAGTTAATTACTAGCCCAGAAGATTTAGATAAAGATGCACTTGTTTTTGTTGTAGCATGGAATGTATTTGATGACATTAAAGCTAAATTAGTAAGTAGAGGACATCGAGGAGAAATACTCTGCATGCAATAATCTATGGTACCGGTAAATGGGCAGGAGTTTTAGGCTCTAAATTATTGAGTCACAGAATTAAACCCATTTATGTTGGTAGTAAAAAATCAGAAAATACATATTCCCGAGAGGCCATTAAAAAAGCCTCATATCGGGGATTACCTATTTACATCGCATCTGCAACAGACAAACATCTAAGTGATCTTAAAGATTGCTTAGAGTTACAGCCCACTAAGATATATGTAGAAAAAGGATTTTCAAGTAGTGCCGAAAAACAAGAAGCATCTGCACTTGTTAAAGGTATACCTACATATATTTTATCACAACATAGATATTCTATAATTTTTGACCAATTAACATCTGGTTTAGATGTTGACAAAGTTATAAAATGTACTTATAATTGGGGTATTGAAAGAAATACTGTTTCTGAATATCTGTATCACATTGCGTCTTTAGATTCATATCTAAAAAACAAAAATGTTGAAATATACCATAATGAATACGGTGAGTATATTATAGATGATATTTCTACAGTAAACATTTCAAAGCAATTTCAAAGAAGATTGAAAATACAAATAGAAACAGAATTATATACTGGCGAGTTTATTATTACTAAAGCTATGAACAGTATGACAATGAAAAGTAAAAGAGACAAGCAAAAAATTATTTTGTCCTCTAGAGGTGAAGACACCGTGAGTAAAATGATTAATGAGATTGTTTCTAATGAAAAGAAAATAAGACTTGAAAGGTTATGATGAAAATTTTAATTTTAGGATCTGATGGATTTATCGGATATCACTTGAGTAATTCGATTTTAGCAGATGATCGTTTTAGCGATGTAAAAATTGTAGGTGTCGACAAGTATAAGACTCGCACCGATATGTTACCACAGGATGATCGTTTTGAATTCCATCAATTGAATATTATGGAAGATCATAATATTATTGATAAGTTAATTGAAGAATGCGATGTGTTATTACCATTTGTTGCTATTGCTACACCTAAGCTATATGTTGAACAACCAATGCGCGTGTTTGAATTAGACTTTGAAGAAAATCTTCGTGTAATTAAATTGGCACAAAAATTAGGTAAGCGTGTTTTATTCCCATCTACTTCTGAAGTGTATGGTAAAGGTGAAGCACCGTTTGACGAAGAGACTACAGATTTGGTATATGGTCCTATTAAGTATTCTCGTTGGATTTATGCTTGCTCCAAACAATTGCTTGATCGTGTAATCTTTGCGATGAATCAACGAGACGGTTTCCGCTTTACATTATTTAGACCATTTAACTGGGTAGGCCCTTATCTTGATACATTAGAAGCAACATCAGAAGGTTCTTCAAGATTAATTACACAATTAATCGGAGATGCTTTATTTAGGGGTGAAGTAACATTGGTCGATGGTGGTCATCAGAAACGATGCTTTACAGATGTTAGAGATGGCGTTGGAGCGTTAAAAGAAATTCTTCTAAATGAAGAAATATCTAATGGTAAAATTTATAATGTAGGCAATCCATGGAATAATCTATCTGTAAGAGAAGTTGCTTTAAAAGTAATTGATCAATTAGAAGATGCAGGATTAACTAAACAAAAAGCTACAATTAGTGTTAAATCTAGCGGAGAATTTTACGGTGCAGGGTATCAAGACGTTACAAGTCGTGTTCCTAGCATAAATAATATAGGAAACGACCTTGGATGGACACCTAAGTACACATTTGATCAATCATTGACAAATATTGTGGATTCTATTCCTCATCCAAATTAAAACTTACAATTTAATATATAATTGTATTAGGAGCTAATTAATGCCATTTTACGATTTCAAATGTTCTGAGTGCTCAAACATTTTTGAAGTTATGTGTCGAATTTCGGAAAGGGAAAATCAACATTGCCCTACCTGCAATTCTACCAAATACGAATCTCACCACACAACGCCGATTCCCTTCGGCGACCCTGTCCGTTTAGGCGTACGAACTATAGACAACGGATTTAGGGAAGTTTTATCTAAGATTAATTCGACTAACGGTCGTCAAGCTAATCTTTCAGATAAGTTGAGCAGACGCTAAAATATATGATGCTAAAATCCCACTTTAAAAATCGGGAGGACAATCCTTAGAAATTGTCCTCATTTCGTACTATCCAAAGAGGACGCACATGGCAAAAGCAAGAACTAACCTTCAGATTCAAAATAATCAAACACCCCAACTTACTATAACTAATAATAAGTTGAAGTTATGTTTATCAGATATGAAGACCATTAAGCCATTAACTGACAATCAGAAAGGGTTTTTTGATGCATATGAGAAATCGAAAGTTTCTTTGTTACACGGAGTTGCAGGAACAGGAAAAACATACATAGCGTTATACCATGCATTAGATGAGGTTTTAGATAAACGAAATCAATATCAAAGGATAGTAATAGTTAGATCAGCAGTGCCTAGTAGAGAAATTGGGCATTTGCCTGGAGACGAAAAAGAAAAAACAGAAGTATATACCGCACCATATGTAGAAATTTGTCAAGACTTATTTGATAGGCCAGACGCATATACAAGACTTGTAGAGCAAAAGGCAGTACAATTTATGATAACCTCTTTTGTTAGAGGAATTACTTTGAGTAATTCTATTATAATTGTAGATGAGTGTCAAAATATGACTGACATGGAATTAAATTCTATAATGACCAGAGTAGGGCCACGGTCAAAGATCATATTTTGCGGAGACTTTAGACAAACTGATTTATACAAAAAAACCGATATGTCTGGATTAAAGAAGTTTATGGCAATTGCAGACATGATGCCAAGTTTTAAGACTTTTGAATTCGGCACAGGTGACATTGTAAGATCTTCTATAGTTAAGGAATATATATTAGCGAGACTAGAATATGAAAATAAATATGAAACAAATTAGGAGTTAAAATGAGAGATAATCAAATCTATGAATTTGAGAACTTTTTACCGGATGATTTATGCGACACAATCGTTGCTTGGTTTAGTACGAGACCAAGGATGAACGTAAGTGGGCGCAATAGATTATTCAACGGTAAAACTATAGATTACAGTAATATTCAAGACTACACAATTAAACGCTGGGTTAATGCATTTAAGTTTGATGCAACAGCCGTAGCAAAAAAAGTATTCAATGAAGAATATCTGTATCCAGATTACACAGATTTGGTTTCTTGGGAAAGCGGCTCCGGGATGATTTTACACGCAGACAACTGCGATCAAGAAGGCGAACCAAATTTCTGTTCTTGGAGAAATTATTCCGGAGTATTATATTTGAACGATGATTTTGCCGGAGGCGAAACCTTTTTTCCGGGACACGGTCCACATTTTATTAAACCTATGAAGGGCAAATTGGCATTATATCCCGCAGGCATAGAATATAGTCACGGTGTTAGTACAGTTGTTGGTACTAGATATACAATGCCAATTTGGTTTACTAAAGATAGAAATTATATAGAAGTATAAGGAGAATAAAATGAGTTTTGAGTTTGAATTTACTGAAGAAAAGTTACAGCAATGTTTATCTAGAAATAAAAACATCCCTGTTTTATTTGAGGCACTTGAAAATGTGTTGCCGAAGTATGAGATAACAACTGTCGAAAGAGTTGCTGCATTTTTAGCACAATGTGGTCATGAGTCTTTAGACTTTACTGTACTACAAGAAAATTTAAATTATGGCGCCAAAGGATTGTTGGGATTATTTAAAAAGTATTTCGCAACAGAAGCATTGGCAAAAGAATATGAGCGCAAACCTGAAAAGATCGCAAACAGAATTTACGCAAACAGAATGGGTAACGGACCCGAAGCTTCCGGTGATGGTTATGCACACAGAGGTCGTGGTGCTATCCAACTTACAGGTAAATTAAATTATCAAGCATTTGCCAACTCTATTGGGCTAACATTAGAAGATGCTGTTCATTATTGCGAAACAATGGATGGTGCTATTGAATCTGCTTGCTGGTTTTGGACAAAAAACAAATTGAATGCTATTGCAGATAATAAGGATATATTACTATTGACAAAGAAGATCAATGGTGGTACAATAGGATTAGAAGATCGTAAAAAACATTACGAGCACAATTTAGAAATTTTGGCCGGCTAATAAAGGTAAATTATGTCAATGATACTTGATGTGGATGTGTTTTTGAAGGCGTGCGAACAAAAACCTTGTGAGGAAAATGTTCATTTATATCGCGATTTGATTGCTGAAGAATATGATGAATTCCGTCAAGCAACGGTTATGCGAGACGATGTAGAGCAATTAGATGCTTGTATGGATATGATCTGGGTTATTCTAGGTTATTGTCATATGAAAGGCTTTGATGTTAGAGGCGCTTGGAAAGAAGTTGCTGATAGTAATCTGCATAAAATTGACTATAAAACTGGTAAAGTAATTCGTCGCGAAGATGGTAAAATATTAAAACCCGAAGGATGGAAACCTCCAAATCTAAAACCTTATGTTTAATCATGTACAACTTGAGTTTCCTAAACTAAAACGAGTTACCGCTGATAATGGTAGCCGTGTTTATGAAACACCATCGGGTAAAGCATACCCGTCTGTAACTACTGTCACTGGATTGCTTAAAAAACAAGCAATTATAGAATGGCGTAAGAGAGTAGGCGAAGAAGAAGCAAACAAAATATCTAGCAAGGCCGCTGGCCGTGGAACGCGCATTCACAGCTTATGTGAACAATATCTTTTAAACAAGGAAATTGTTCCAAATATGTTTGATGTTGAGATGTGGCAAAATATGAAACCGGTACTTCATAGCATTGACAACATTCACGCTTTAGAACAACCATTATATTCAGATCATCTAGAAGTCGCAGGGACTGTAGATTGTATAGGTGAATACAATGGTAAAATGTCAGTAATAGATTTCAAAACATCCAGACGTATAAAACATCATGATGATATTCATGATTATTTTATGCAATGTGCAGCATATGCCGTTGCTTTCGAAGAGATGACTAAAATACCAGTACCACAATTAGTAGTGCTCATAGCAGTAGATGATGAAAAGCCATTGGTGTTTGTAGAAAAACGAAACAAATGGATCGACGGATTTAAAGAGCTACGAGCAGAATATAAGAAATGGAAGTTGATCTAGTATAATAAAAGATCAACTATATAATAGATTTTCAATTCTAGACAATATATAATATGTTATCACAAAAAGTTAAATTTTTAGATAAGGTTTACAAACCACCATTCAAACCTTTTTATGACAAATATCGAGGACATGAATTTGTTGTCAAACACTTTCATCCTGACGATGTTGATAAAAGGCATGTCTTGTTAGAGTGTATTAGCGATCCTAATCTAAAAGTTGATGGATATGTGCATGTTGGAGATTTAACTAATATTTTATAGCTGTATGAAGCAAAGAGAACGGTGTTCTGGACGGGGGTGCGAATCCCCCCAGGTCCACCAAAAAGATTTTTATCCTAGGCCACAAGAACCAACTACGTGTTGTGGTAGAGGATGTGAAGGATGTGTCTGGATCAGCTACTTCGAAGCACTAGACAGATGGAAAAATCTTTTTGAGGGGCCTGAATAGTTTCGACAGGGCAATTAGTAACAGAGTGGACAGCTCGGGAATGTGAAACCCGCAGGGTTGAGGTAACTCGGCCGAAGAAGCAAAAAACGTAAATGCAAACGACGAACAGTTCGCTTTAGCAGCCTAAACGCTGCTTAGGGTTTCGGTAGGTTTCCTCGTAACAGAATAACCTACTTTTTTTATTAAGGAATAATATGTCATTTAAAGACAATCTATATGAAGTTGTAAGAGGCGCAATTCAACCTCAATTAGTAGAACATCTAGATTTGGAATTTGAGTTACTAAAAAGAGTAACTTATATGAAGGGTGGTCAAAGTGAGGAAAACAAATTTATGTTTGGTGATACCCAAGTAACAAATAGTTTTGCTTATTATTCTGCGGCTTGTTTCGAAACATTATCTGTACAAATGTTACCAATGATGGAAGATATAACAGGTAAGAAACTTTATAATACTTATACCTATGCTAGGATATATTATAAAGGTGCAGTAATGACAGAACATACTGATAGACCAAGTTGCGAATTTTCAACCACTGTTAATATTTCTGTAGATCCTGAACCTTGGGAAATTTGGTTTGATAATTTAAAAGGTGAGCGTTTTCCTATCTTTTTAGAACCAGGAGATCTTATTGTTTACAAGGGTGATATCTTACCACATTGGCGAGATGAATACAAAGGCGAAAGACAAACACAAGCGTTTCTACATTATGTAGATAAATTTGGTAAGTATAGAGATTACAAATATGACCACAGACAATATTTGGGATTTCCGCCACCTAGCGGTGGAATGGGAGGTTTATGAGTACATTAAAAGAATTAACTTCGGAAAAACACAAGGAAGCTGAAGAGCAACCTTTTATTAAATCAATTTTCAAAGGTCAAGTTGACAGAGACAAATATATTGACTATTTGTATCAATTGCTAGTACTGTATCAAAATTTAGAGTGGCATGGTTCACGACTAGGTATTTTTAAAGGTATAGACAATATTAAAAGAGCAAAAGCAATCGAATTAGACTACAATGAATTAATAGGCGATGGGGCATCCAGTGGCAAGTTAAATGCGTCAACAATTAATTATATTAATTATTTAGAAACAATTAAAGACGATACAACTAAAATGTTAGCTCATGTATATGTAAGACATATGGGCGATATGTTCGGCGGACAAATGTTAGCTAAATTATTACCTGGTAGTAATAGAATGTTTCAGTTTGAAAATTTACCACAACTAATTGCAAATGTGAGACAGAAATTAAATGTATCATTAGCCGAAGAAGCCAATGTGGCATTTACTCATAATATTAATATGTTGAAAGATTATAATGATTGAAGTGTGGCCGCAGGCCAACAAGCTTGCAAAAGATATTATTAAAAAATTAGAGTCATACACACCTGAAGATTTGAAGCCAGAATATAGACACGAGTCTGATAATTTTACGTGGGAAAATTATATTTGGACTTCTGACAAATTTCGTAGAGCACACATTGAGATTGTAGATGCCACGAAACATAAAAAGATGTGGGTCATGCATATGTGTATCTTCCCGCATCACAATTCCTCAGACCCCATTTTTGGTTTTGACATAGTATGCGGACAAAACAAAATTACAGGTGCATTCCACGATTTCTCACATACTGGCGACTCAAAAACATATGATTGGTACCAGGATAAGATGTCAAAAATTACTTGGAACAAACCAAGAGAATTACCAGATTGGGCTAAGCGCATTTTCAGTCCAAATATGCTGGCGGCGGGAAACATTCAAACTCAAGAAGAATTTGATCAACTAGCATCTACGGTTATTGACAATCTAGACTATTACCTATATAATGTAGGTATAGAGTCAAAAGACAATTATAAAGAAGCACATAACAATTACTGTAAGAACCAAAAATTAAATCCACATACACCTGCGATGATGATTAACTTCGGAGTAGATAAAGATGTGTTTATGAATTTTATGGATGAGGTTCTTTTCCCGGAAACACAATGAACGAAGAAGTACAATATATTTTAACTGATAGTTTGATTATTACTAAAAATCTTAGATCACCTAATGAATTTTCACTACACATAGAAGAACGAGTGTTTAGAGAAAAGATCGGTTATATGGATGCTGTTATACAATATTGTAATGAAGTAGACATTGATATTGAGTCTGTGTCTAAATTAATTAATCAGTCTCTGAAAGATAAGATTCAATCAGAAGCAGAAGATCAAAATTATTTTAAAAAACGGGGAAAACTACCATTGTGATTATGGACGAATATTCAGTGTATAAAATGTACTTGGCATTAAAGTTACATTTCACTACAGAAAATTATGATGCGATTCAACAGCGCGGAAGAGTT